TTTAATATTGATATAGCCATTCATGCACATTATCCATTAAGTAATGAAATTCAAAACAAAGTTAATTTTTATTTTTATAGTTCAGATAATCCTATATTACCTAGATTTAATATTTTTTGGCACTTTATAGAATTTTATAAATTAGAATATATACAACATGATTATGCCTATACAATAATGAAGCAATGGAAAGAATTAATATATCTCATGTATGAGTATGATGTTATTCATTTTGTTAATTATGACGCTAATATCACAACCGATTTATATCAATTATCAAAAAATAATTTAGATAAATCTATATTTTACGAAAATTTTACAACACCGAATACTGTACAAACAATATATTTTTCTTTATTATCTAAAGATTTTGATTATTTTATATCTATTTTAGATAAAGAAAAAATATCATCATTTCCATCTACTAATTCTTATATACCAACAGTTGAATTATATATCACTAGTAAATTAAATGATAATTTTAATATGATACCGTATAATGATTATAAATCGTATATTGATATTCTATTAAAGAATGAGATAAATAAAACACAAGATGATGTTATAAAATATAAAAAATTAGAAAACGGATTTCTTTATCCTGAAGATATTTATTTGTACCTAACAATTAAAGACGACTATAATATATTTATTGGTTATTATAACGATAAATTAACTGCCATTATTTATGATTTAAAAAAAGAATTAAAAATAGAAATAGATAGCGTTAAAATTTCAATTTCTAAAAATACGACTTATTTTTTAATAGACTTATGTAATTATAAAGATATGATTATTCAAATAAATAATGATATAATTGATAATGAGTTTATTGAAAAATTTATAAAAATTGAGAGTAAAATTATATACAATTTATGAAAAATCTTATAATTGGTAATACATCTCAACAATCACATTATTATCCAGATGATTATATTAGAATTTCATCAAGAGAAATAGATTTTGATTTTTTAACACAAAATAAATGGGATTCTGTTTATATTACTTTTGCTGAACAACGAATTTATAATGAGATGTTTACTGTTAGTTTTATGGGAATTAATTACTTTCTTACTTTAGATATAATTGAAAATATAATTAATAATTCTAATAGAATTGTCATATTTACTACGTGTGAGTTGTGGAATAATTGTATAGGTGAAATAAAATTAAAAACGGAATTTAATTATACTTCTGTTGGCGGATTAACTTCATATTTATATTCAAAGAAAAATTTATATGAAGAAATTATAAAAAGAAGAAAAGAGAATACAAATTATAATAAAGTTATAATTATTCATCCATTTAATTTTAATTCGGTTTATAGAACTGAATATTTTCTTTTTGGTAAAATTTTTGATTCTATCATCAATAAAAAACAAATTGAAATTGGTAATACTTATTTTTATCGTGATATAATTCACACAAAATATTTAGTAGAAAGAGTTATTTCAGCAACTTCAGATGAAATTGTAGGTTCAGGTAGACTTTATCATGTTAATGATTTTATTAGAGATTTATATACTTATTTTGATATGGATTATAATTATTATGTAATTGAAAATATTAATGAAAACAATCAAACAAAAAAATTATACTATAGTTATCAAGAAAATGTCTATACATATACTATGCTATTTAATGACACAATTAATGATATAAAAAATAAATTGTTAATATGAATTTTTATGCTGAATATGAGACAGATAAATATATAAGAGAAACTTTTTTTCCTGAATATTCTTATACAGGTATAATGGTGGAAGTTGGAGCTGGTCCACCAGAATTTTATAGTATGTCTAAACATTTTAGAGATAATAACTGGAGATGTATATGCATTGATCCAAATCCAAAATTTGTTAAACAGCACAAAGAACAAAATAATGAAATTTACGAATATGCGTGTTCTTTTGAAGAAAAATATTCAACTTTTAAAATAGTAGATACTGGCTGGAATCCAAATGATGATGGTATTAGTTATTCTGCATTAGAAATAAAATATGATATGCCTCATAACTATGGCATTACTCAAATCCCAGTTAGAGTTATAAAATTAGATTCATTATTACAAGAGTTAAATATAGAAAAAATTGATTTTTTATCAGTTGATACAGAAGGTTGGGAATTAGAAGTTATGATGGGTTTTGATCTAATTAAATATAAACCTACGGTTGTTCTACTAGAAAATTTATTATATTTAGATTCTTATGCTGATTATATGCTAGAAAATGGTTATAAATTAAATAATAAAATTGAATATAATTATATATTTGAAAAAATAAATTAAAATAAATGAAAGAATTATTTACATTAGGTGAATTGTGTGTTTCTGATTTTTTAGAAGATGCAGAAATTTCAAATAAGAAATATGAATTAAAAATGATGTTAGATGAAAATGGTGCTGTTAGATTAAATCAGTGTGCACCCTTAGATTCTATGTATGGAAAATATTGGTATAGATCAGGTATAAATCAAACGATGAGGAACGAACTAAAAGATATTGTAGAATCTATTACTAAAGTTGTCAAATTAAAAGAGAATGATATTTGGATAGATGTGGCGTGTAATGATGGTACTATGTTTGAATATATACCTAAAAATATAATAAAAATAGGCATAGATCCTGCTGATGATTCTTATAAAAATGAATCTGAAAAAAAAGCAGATTTAGTTATACAAGATTTTTTTTCCTATGATGTTTTTAAGAAATCTAAATTTGGTAAATTAAAAGCAAATATAATAACTATTATAGCAATGTTTTATGATTTAGATAAACCAGATGCTTTTTTACAAGATATTCATAAAGTATTAGATGATGATGGCTTATTAGTTATGCAAATGAGTTACACACCTTTAATGCTAAAACAAATGGCATTTGATAATATTTGTCATGAACACATTTACTATTACTCATTGTTTAATATTAAAAAACTATTAGAAAAAAATGGATTCAAAATAGTTGATACTCAAGTCAATGACGTTAATGGTGGCTCATTTAGAGTTTATGTTAAAAAAAGTGGTCATGAAAATAAATTTTATACTCAACCATATAGAGATGTTGCAAATTTTAGAGTTGATTCATTATTAGAGTATGAAAAAACATTGAAATTAGATCAAGTTGAAACTTGGCTTAATTTTTATAATGGAATAAATGAATTGAAAAAAACTACTATAGATTTTATAAAAACAGCAAAGGAAGAAGGTAAAACTATTTGGGGATATGGTGCATGTCATGATGTTGAGACTAGATTAGTTACTGAAAATGGTATAAAAAATATAGATGAAGTAACATACGATGATTTAGTATATACAATAAATACAGAAACTGGAGAAATAGAATTATCAAAAATAGATGAAATTATGAAATATTTTTATAGTGGTGATATGATACATTTTCATGGTAAACGGATAGATCAATTTGTGACTCCTAATCATAATGTGTTATTTCAAACTGAACAGAACAAAAAATTTAGATATGAAACAGCAGATAAGACAATGAATATGGAAAGATTTTCTTTACCTAAAGGCAATTGGGTAGGAAATATTAATAATGATAAAATAAATATATCAAATTTTGTTGATCAAAAAATATTTAGTAATAAATGTAGAAAAATTCAAGATGAATTTGATACTTCTGATTTTTTTTATTTATTAGGTTTATTTATTGGAGATGGTTATGTATCTTGTCAAAAAGGTGACTTGTCAATTAAATATTGTATTCCAAAGGCAGATAAAGCAAGATTTAGATTAATTAATACTTTAACTAGGATGAACTTAGGTTTTAGGGAATATGATAATGAAATTCAAGTTGCATCTCAAGCATTAAGAACCATTTTTTTAGAGTGTGGACGTGGAGCAAAAAATAAAAAAATACCAAAATGGGTATTATCTTATTCGCCTAAATATTTAAGATATTTATTGGATGGAATAATAGATAGTGATGGTTGGTATGGTAAGAATAAAAATAGAGAAAGATATAGTACTAGTTCGTTTATATTAGTTAAAGATATAATAGAATT